AGTTTAAACTCTTGTGATTTAAGAGCAATAAAATCTTCTTCTATTGCTGGGTTTTCTACTACACTTATAGCTTCTATCCCTATTTCTTGATCTTCGTCTAATATTAGTTCTACTATTCGCATATTAATATATAATAGTTTTTATTTTTTTTTGTATTTATAATGTCGCACCCTCTACTATGTTATTTTCTAAGCTCTGTGCTGTTGTAACATCATTAGCTACTACAAATGCTTGTACAGGTTGTTGTATCTGCCCTCCTATTGCGTCAGCTAGTTGGTTAGTATCACTTGCACCTACTATATTAAACTGTGGGGGTTGAGCTATTGTAACATCTCCACCACCCCCAGCAGCACCTACCCCACCTTTTTCATTAGGGATTTTTACAGAAGCTATTTGTTTTACTTGTTTAAAACCATTTATTCCTACTGTAACCATAGCAGCTATTCTAGCAAAAGTGTTTGGTATTGTTTCATCTTTTAATGCTTTATTCATACCTATATAAGTGTCAATAGTTGCAGCAGCAATTCCCATAGCTTTGGCTTCTGATGTTTGAGCACCCATAACTGATGATAAATCAGATAATATAGAACTTGTAGCTCTTAAAGCAATTTCTTTGGTTTTTGTTTCTCCTTTTGATATTTTTTCTCTTTTTTTAGCATAAAATTCTTCTATTTCTGTTCTAGCTGCTTCTGAACTTTCTGTATTTTTTACTTTTGACAATTCTAAAGCCTCTTGAAAATTCAGTTGTTCTAATTCGGTCATATTAAGTAGCTCGTACTTATTTCGTAACGCAAGTGCCTCCTCTTCTGCCTTTGTAAAAGCATCTGTTTCTTTTTCTTCTTCTTCCTGTGTTGTACCTGTTAAAGCATCTGCAAATCCTATAAGTTCTGAAAATTCTTCCTCATCAACAAATGCCTGTGCTTCTTCTGCTATTTGTTTTAATTTTTCTTTGTATGAATCACTAGCTTCTGTTGCTGTTTTTTCAACTTTAGATTTAGATGGTTTTATAAATTCAGTAAAATCTAGTCTTTCTGTTTCTTTATCAATGGCTTCTTGAATTTTTGCTCTTCCAGCTATAAATGTTGATAATTCAGATGCGATTTGCTTTTGTCTTAATTTAGAAGCGTCAATTTGCGTTTGTATTTGCTCTTTTTCTCCTAATGTAAAAAAACCACCTTTATCATCTGTTGATGCCTTTTGTTTAGCAATTAATTCTTGCATTACAGCAGCCTCTTCCATCAAAGCTATATTTGTTTTACCAATTACAGTTTGTGCTTCTAACTCATCACTATATAAACGTTCTATGTTTGTTAATATAGATTTATTTCTTGCTTGTATTTTAATAGATTCAATTTGTTGATCTATAAATACTAAAGACTCTGCTGTAAGGTTGTTATTTTCATCTAGCTGCAAATTGGAATCACCATACTTTTCATTTAGATTTTCAACTACTCTTGCTAAGTCCTCACCTCTTAAAGCTCCAGATTGATATGCTTTTGCTACTGTTTTTAATTCAACGCTTTGTTTAGCTATGGATTGATTCATAGCCAACATTTCTTTTTCTATATTTTCTCTTGCTTTTTTTGTTTCTTCTGATATACCACCTAAAAATTCTTTTACCTTATCAAAATTAGCAACTAATAAACCTACACCAACAACCAGAGCACCTATACCAGTAGCCAACATAGCTCTTTTAAAACCTCCTAATCCTTTTGACGATAATGAGATAGCTTCAAAACTATCTTTAAACTTTTGAGCTAAACCACCTGTAAGCTCATTAAGTAATCCCATTGCACCACCATTACTTATTAAATCTTCTGTAAGATTTGATGTACCTTTACTAAGTTGAGATTGTTGTAGCTTTAGTTTTTTTACAGATAATGTCTGATCTTTTAATGAGTTTTTAACGTGCTTTAATTGATCGTTATATTTCTTTTGAGCAGCCAAAGATGATTTGGGTGTATCAGCTAATTGACGTTCTAATTTTTGTTGTTCTTCCCTTAGCTCTATTGTAATTTGCTCTTGTTCTTCAAGTATGTTATTTAACAAATTTAAGTCTGTAATAGCATCACTTGCATTTACATTAATATCTATTGTTTTTTCTATCGCCATTTTATCTCTTGTTTAAGTGCTTTGTAACCCTCTTTTATTGTTGTAGGTAGTTTGTGTTTACCTTGTGCTATACGGATGTTTTCTGTTTCTCCGTCTGCGTGTTTTAAAAGTTCTAATATATTCTTTATCATTATTCTAGTATTATGGTGTCTGATGCCTCAGTTATTAGTGTATCTCCATTCTCTGCCAATGCAGTAGGTGCTAGGTCTGTTGTTGCAAATACTATTCTATCATTAGAAAATACAACACTACTACTAATGGTGTATCTTGTTCTTATAGCAAACTTGTATGTAATGCCACTTGATAGACCAGTTAAAGTTCTACCACTAATGTCGTTGGCTAGTGTTTCTACAAAAGCATCATCTTTGTAAATGTCGTACCCTGTTATATTATTAGCAACTGGGTCGCTTAAAGGTACCCATCCTAAAGTAACAAAGTTAGTACCCTTACCAGCAACAGTAATATTTGCTAGTCTAGGTAAAAGTGCAGATTGGTTGTTTTCAACAGAAGATATATCAGCACTTATGCTGTATAATTCTAAAGAACTTTTGTTAGTTAGTAAATTGCTTTTTATAGAGTTTATTCTATAAGGTTTATTCCCTATAATAAATGTATCATTTAATTGATATTTTAAAATAATATGTAATGGCAAATAAGCATCTACTTTATTAATTCTAGCTTGTTTTTCAAATACACTTGTTACATAGTTTAAATAATATTTGGCTAGTAGATTAGTTCCTTTTGGCTCAAGAAAAAACTCATCTTGCTCTATACTAAAATTTAAAGCAGATGATGTGTCGCTAACACCACCACTTGATACCCTTACTTGACTAGGTCTGTTGTATTCAGTAATAGTTGCTGGAGAGCCACCATCAGCATTTGCAAAAGTAAAATTTGTACTAGATGTATGTCTAGTTATATAAAGTAAAAGTGGTTTTCCTATTGTTGCGTTGAAGTCTTTGTCTAACATAGCACCTTGCCCAATAGTAGTTAAAGCACCATTGTTTTCATCAGACAATCTTTCATACATTATTTTTTCAAAATCTAATTCTATTTTGTAGTCAGTTCCATCCCCTTGAGGTAATACATAATTAATTCCCCCAAAATTATCTGCTTGTAACTCATCTGATTTTTTTACTAAAAAGGTTTCTTTACTTTTAAAATTAAAATCAAAACTCTTATAAGGTAGTACTTTACTTATGGAGTTTTTAGTTGTATCTACATATTTAGTAATGTCATAAGAAACACCCTCTAAATAATAATCGTTTAAAGGTAGCACTCTTATTTTGTCATCTTCTTTATAGGCTACCAAATTAAACATCTTAAATAAGTTTGTTAAGAAGTCTATTGTTTTAATCTTAGGCATTTGTCTGTTAATAATAACAGTGTTAGCTACTGATAAAGTGTCTAGAGTATATGTTCCTGTATTACTGTTGGCTGTTGTAGATGCAACAATATTAAATGCTGATATGTTAAAAGTGTTAGGAGAAGTTACTTCTATAATTACATTAACAGTTCCATTATTAAAATTTACAGGGCGTGAATATGATGTACTGCCAGTAAATTCTTCATTTAATATGTTTTCTTCTGTTGTAAAAAAACCTGTATCAAATAATTCTACTGATGGTGTATATACTCTTAAATTAAATTCATCTGTTGCTGATGCTGTTGTTATATTAAATGTAAGTGTAGCAGTTGTACCATTAAGACCAATAATATCTGGACTTTGAGCTATTAAAGGACGCATTTCTGTTGTACCACCTTGTAAAGTTAAACCAGAATCAACATCATCTGGAAAATGAAATTTGGCTTGTAATACATTTAATCCTCCACCCTCTGGTGCATTGCTCATAAAACCCTTTTCTCTGTGCATCCATAAATACAGTCTGTTAAAATCTTCTGTGTTAAAAAACTCCCCTGTAAAATCTATTTCTGAATATGTAGCTTCAATAGCATCTATAATCTTTCTTACTTTTATAGCTGGTTTTAAATCTCTGTAATTTAAAAACTCGCTAGGTGTGGATGAAGATTTATATTGATTATTATTATATCGCATATTTTTAGTATGCGTAATTAAGGGAAAACATACATCTGATAAATTTATAAACTTATCTAATACTGTTGTATGATTATATGCAAAATTCAAACTACTTGGGAATATTAAATCTTTAAGTTGTGTTTCTCCAAGTAAGTCTTTCAAATCAATAGTTTCTCCAAAGAATACAATCTTATATGCGTGTGGTTTATTATTTTTTAAACTAACACTACTTAATCTTATTTTGCCTTTCTTATAATCAGTTCCATTTAGCTTAATAAGTGCATCTACTTTACGCCTAGCATCAAAACTATCTAATATATCAGAATCTTCATAGTGTCTAAATATCTTAGAATTATGTTTAGAAGCTGGTACGTTAAATTGCTGTGAAAAAGGAGTAAATATCTTAGCTACATCTTTTACGTTTTTTATACTATCTGTAATACTTACACTTTCATCTTCAAATAAATCTAGTCTTTGAAAATCGCTTTTAATTACATATTGATTTCCAGCTGTAAAGAAATTGCTACCATCAGTGGATTCAGATAACACTAAAGTAGTATCATTAGTTACAGCAGTAACCTTAGCAGATGTTCCATTTGTTTTATTAAATACAATATACCCTACCTTAACAGTAGATGTAAAACTAGCGTTGGCATCAATTAAATTATTAGTAGATGTGCTTGTAGCTGATGATGGTTGTATAAAAACGCCATCTCTTATATATAACTCTATTATCTGCATTAGCGTACATTATTTATAGTGTCAAAAGCAAATTCAACTTCTATTGTATAATTTATGATCTTGTCGTTTAATTGTGTCTTGTATGCTAAAGAGCTACTTGTTACTTGTATTGGTAATGTCTGTGAGTTAATCTCTATCCAACAATCCTCACTTAATTGCATTTCTTTAAATACATCATTGTAAGCCTCTGGGTAATATCCTGTGTTGAGGGTTAGTTTTTCTTTACCATTCTTTGTAAGTGTTTTATCTTGATGGTTGCTTATGCTGTAAGATGCACTACTAATTATGTTACGTTTAAACTTTTCTTTTTTAGTTGTTAAAGTTTCATTAGTGCGTTTGAAAAACCATATATCTTGTAAGCTACCAAACTTATTAATAAAGGTTACTTTGTATGGTGTAAACTTACATTCGCTTTCATTCTTTACAGTTAGCTTAGTAACACCACTTGTAGTATCTACATATATTGTGTCAAAGTCAAATAATGTATATTCTTTAGCAAACTCAGATAAACAATCGCTACCCTCAAAAATACCTCCACTTTGTATTACTCTATCCTCAAACTGATCTGAGCCATTTATACCATTTGTAACATATTTTATTTGTGTAGTACTGTTTGTGGTTGAACTTATAGCTTGTGTGAATACCTCACTTCCGTTTAGCTCATATGTTACTTGTGTAGCTAAAGATGTATCAACAGCTATTGTAGCTGGTGCATCATCTAGCTTAACTATTGTAGTATTAGACTGTAATAGTCCTTGATTGTTAGTTGGGTTTACACCATCTTCAAAAAAGCCATAACCATAAAATCCTTTTAGTTGTGTAAAGCTACTTGCAGCACCCTCCTCATTTTGGATTGTGTTTGTTGTCCTGTAATCTACCCATTGTATCTCACTTGAATAACCTCCACTAAAGGTATTAGTAAAGTAATCTCTTACCAGCTCTGCTATTTCAAAAGTACATCTATTTTCTACTGCAAATGATCTAAGTGTATAAGTAGCTGTTGTTGGTCTGTTAGTTGTTTGCGTTCCTGTGTATATAAACAACTCTAACTTACAGCTTGTTAAATTATTTGCAGTTATTGTTATGTAGTATGGGCTTCTTACGTTTATCTTGCTCATTTGCTTATGTTTACTTGTATCTGTTTTTCTATTCCTATTGAGTAGGCTTCTACTAATTCATCTGGTAATCTTTTAAATGCTTCTTCAAATGGCTTAGTAAAAAACATACTAGGTCTTATACCTTTTTTATATATTGATCTAGCTATAAGATATTTTAAACTTTGCCTTTTTGCAAAAGCACCACCTTTACCTCTTGGTGCTATACCTTTGCGTATTACCCACTTATCGAATGCTCTTGTTGGTGGCATCTTATCTGTGTACTTATAAGGAGTGTTATATTTCTTTTCTTTACCACTTACCCCTTTATCTTGAAACTTACCATAATCTTCCATCTCAAAACTTAGAGAGGTCTTACCATTGTTTTCTTCAATATTAAAATTTAAACTATCGTATAACTCCCTTGATACATTCTTACGCTTTTTTGTAAGATTTGTTCTTGCTTGTTGTATAACATACTTAGCAAATTTATTTAGCTCATCTCTTACAAACTTATCTAACATATAGTAATATCATTATGTATTAATATATCCATAGTTGCAGCAAACCCAGCTAATCGATTATCAAACCTTTCATAAAAAGGCTCTAGTGTTGCATCTCCTTGTAATTGGAATTTATCACTATATAATGTACCTCTGCGTAATACCATTATTAATTTATTCAATACTGCTAGTTGTGTGTTAAGTACATCTTGCTCATTATTGTTACCTACAAATATATCTGTTGTTTCTTTCTTGCTCTCATCTACAACATCCATAGCCATAACAGTAATATTAAAAACTAATACTTGTTCTTGTGTGGTAATGCTATTTATTACGATATGCGATAAAGGAAATATGCTTTGCTTAGATAAGTCTATGTCAAATATATCTCCTGTTGTAACTGTGTTTACATTAACATCACTTAATAGTTGTGTCTTAATTGTTTCTGTTAATTGGTAAAATCCTCTTATCCCTGTTTGGCTCATTGAAATTTGTTTTTAATTCTTGCTGCTTCTATATCGTTTTTCTCTTTTGTATATTCTAAAAAAGTTAGGCATTGATGTACGTTTAGTTTAGTGATATTTTCAAATCTTGTAATATCTCCATCAGCGATCGCATAGAGTGAGTTAAACCATCCCCATTTTGCTGTAAAAGAAGATGCTGTGCTAAAGCCTTCTCGTTCTTCTTTTCCAAAGAGTTCAACATAACCATCGATAAGTCTTTGCCTAAATTGTAAAAAAAAACAATAGCACCTAATACTACATCTAAAGGAAATTCTTTAGCAATCTCGCTAGTGTCTGGGTCATAATCTTTTATATTATATCTATTACCTCTTTTGTATTCTATTGGTCTAAACAACACGTTTAAAGCTCTATGTAAATTATTATTATCGCCTATGAATGTATCTAAGTCCATATACTCCCCAAAGCTCATATCGTCTAACTCTGGAATAAAGCCATACTCTACTCCGTTAAGTGTAAACCTTTTTAATAATTGATCATTTGAAGAATCAAACATACTGTTAATAATTCCACATATCTCTGCTATGTCTGTTGCTTTCATTCGTCTAACAACATCATCAGAAACATTACAAAATATTTTTACTATCTCTAACTGTATTGAAGAATCGTTTGTATCTTCTAACTTACTTTCTAACTTTGAAAACTCTTGATATTGTGCAAGGGTTACATCATTTAAAGTTGTTGGTATTTTTAGATTAACTTTCATACTAATATATAAACGTTTTTAAATTATTTTAGAACAAGGTACAAAAAAACCCCTACATTTCTGTAAGGGTGTTATGATGTGCTTACAATTATATAAAAGTTTGCTTCAAATAACTATTTATTTAATATATTTATTAAGATATAATATTACTTAAATTTTTATCCTTTAAAAGTATATATTCTGCCAGAGCTGACCAACCTATAACATATACGATCATATTAACTAGATTTTCTGCATCTGTGTAGTTTTGACATTCTCCAAAATTATGTCTTTCGTAATCCTGCACATATTCTATGCCCTCAAAAATAGTTACGTTGTGTTCTTTCAGCCATTTCTCTGCATTATAATATCCAATTATATAATAATCTTCATTAAATAACTGATGATGTAATTCTGCCTCATCTTCTTGTAAGTGATTATTTTCATAAATATCTTCTATGTGTTGCACTAGCTCTTCTTGTATTGAATTAATTGACTGTTGTTTCATTGTTAAAATATTAAATTGTTAATAATTGTTTTTGTTTTATGTTATAAATATAATAATTTTTAAACAAATTATAAACAAAAAATAATAAAAATTTTTGATTAAATTATTGAACTGCATATTTACCAAAGTTTGGTCTGCTCAATATTGAATAAGTAGCATATCTGGATGCATCTATAAGGTGGTCATTTTTTTGTACTGGCTTATTTGTTAGTTTACCGCTTCTGTCCTCTAACCATTTATAATTTCTAAACTCCATTATTAGATTGTTGCTATCACTCGTTAAATGTATCTTAAAACGCTTTAAAAGGTCTATGCCAGCATTAATACTGTCTCTGCCTTTTAAACTTGGCTGAACATTATGACCCATCCTCCTTAGTTCTGCAATTAAGCGAGGTTCTGCTGCATCAAAATAAATAGTATTACGACCTACGCCTACAAGCTTAAAATGGTCGCTTAAATCCCTTGTAGTCATCATTGTTCTATAAAGATGCTCTTTAATATATAAGTTATGTTCTTTTTTGTAGACTGAAACTAAGGTGCTAGGGTCATTAGTATATCCTGCATCTGCACCATAAGAAATAAACTCTGCATCTTCTGGTATCTTAACACATTCATAGTAATTAAATATAGTTGCTTTACTTGTACCCTTTTCTCCTAATCCGTATATCTGCCAATACTGCTCATCAGTTTCTTTTAAACGTTCTATTTCTTTTATGATTGATTTATCTAAAAAAGGATTATCGTTGTATGTAGTTATGTAAAACTCAACATCATCTCTGGTAAGCACCTTATCGTATATCCAATGGTATTCATCACTTGGGTTATAATCTAATACTATCTTATCTGTTGTTCTAAATATAAGCTGCTGCCAGTCTTCATACTCTAACTCATTAGCTTCATTAATGAATAATAAATCCCTTTTACGTCCTCTTATCTTTTGTGGCTGATCTACACTTATAAACTCAACTAAATTGTTGTTAAGAATATACTCGCTTGAAGATTTGTTATGAAGTTCCTCTCTATAAAAATTATGCTGCTTAAGTATATCTATAAAGTCACGCATAACAGTTGCCCTTACACTAGGAAATGTTTTACGTGCTATTGTTATAGTTTTTTGGCGTTGCCTTAAACAATAATTAAAAATAAGATAAAGCAAAATATTAAAGGTTTTTCCAGACCTTGTACCACCTTGTTCTACTATTATTTTCTTTTTGCTATTTAATAGATGCTTATAAACAACATTAGTTTGTATCTTCGGTCTTATCAATTATTTCTATTTGAAAGTTATTAGGCATACCATCAGCGCCTGTAATTTCTTGTCTTTCAATATAGCCTCTTTTCTTTCCTTTTGTCTTTAAATAGAAAATAGTTGCAGCAGTTGAGTTATCAGATATTTGTTTATGCAATTGACTTTCAGCAAAATCTAATGCTACATTTTGCAAATCATCTACTTTATTTCTAAAATCCTCATCATTATTGTACCACTCATAATAAGTAGTTCTTCCTACATCTACCCTTTTACAGGCTGTTGTAACTATACCTAAACTTTTCTCAAGTGCTTCGAGTAATGCCTTTTTATGGTGTTCGGTTTTGTTCATATAATTTTATTAGAGCGATAGGGTGGAATTGAACCCCTCTTCCTGACTGGAATGTCAGGCGTGCAACCATTACACTTCTATCGCATTTTTAGGATATTCTTTTTTTAATTTACTACACGTTTTTTTTAATTCATTTGTTAAAGGATAAATATACTTATATTTTCCTGATTTTTTTCTTTTAGGTATTTTTCCTCTCAAGCTTTTAGGTATTCTAGATATAATTCTTTTGTGTCTCCATTTACCTTTGTAATATATTTCCTCGCCACTTGTTTCAGTTTCATCTATTAATATCCAATTAGTAGCTTGATATATTATACCTTTATGATTTTGTCCTTTGTCTGCATAACTAAATAATAATTTTACTAGTGGGTAATTTTTTTTAATTAGTCTAATTGCTATTGCCATTGCTTTACTTGTACTCTCCTGTTTACCATTTAAAGCCATTCTTGTTAATTCTAAAAACTGACCGCCTACTAATCCAAATTTTTTTCCTAGATTATAATTAGCACCTGCTCCAAATGTTATACATCCACTCCATTCATTATTTTTATTATAAACATTATAAGCAACTTGAGTTACAGGAATTGCTTTAGCATAATGAAAATTCAAACAAGCATATTTTATGGCTTTATATGAAGCAGGCTCTAATCTCATTATGATACAGAATAAAAAGAATTTTTATAATTTTTTAATATATATTTAAGTTCGAGTTCTGCACTTTCTAAATCATCTATATTACTAAAAGTAATTTTAATTGATGGTTTAGAATCTTTTTCATCTCCAATTAAATCTTCAGGACTTGGCATTTCTTCAAACTCTAAAGGTAAATCCAAACCCCAGGCATCTAACTCATTTACATCCCAACCATTAGCTATCATATCCCAATCCCATTCACCAAATCCAACATTATCTTTTACAATAAATTCTCTTTGTTGTTGTTCTGTTAAGTCATCTGCCTTTAATACCCACACTTCTTTAAGTCCAGCTTCTTTACAAGCTTTTAATCTCATATTACCACCAAGAACTACCATATTATTATTTACAACAATAGGTCTAATTTTAAGCATTTCGGGAAAATCTTTTATACTTTTAACAAGTTTTTTGAATTTATAATCTTTTATAAATCTTGGGTTTTTTAAATTTGATTTTATACTATTTATTTTTAATAACTCCATATTAATATATAAATTAATTAATTTTTTTTTAGTTCATTAATATTTCTTCTATCTGTTGTATCTGTTCATCAGTAGCATCAGGTATTTGTCCTAAGACATAAAGTTTAGGATCGCCTATAAGTGCTTTAAAGATAAGTTCTAAATCTGGATTATAGAAACAATTTTGTTGATAGTTTCTTAAATGATAAAGAATAGTTGAGTGATGAATACTGTAACCACATCTTTTATAATCTCTCATTATTTCTGTTAATCTCATCTTTTTTACTTTACTCATATAGTGAATAGAAACGCACCTCATCTCTATAACTTCTCTACGTCTTGTTTTTTCAAAGATGTCTATGTTGTTTAGTGTTAGTATTGTTTCTCTTATTGCTTCTAATTTCATACTACTTCTTTTTCTACTTTCTTGTATATAGCGTATCCGTTTTCTTTTAACAGTTGTATAGCTTCTTCTATTTGTTTTTGCTTTATTCTATATGTGTCAAATATTTCGTTGTGTATTACCATTGTTTTTATTGTTATATTTACTTAAGGGTGCTTTACCCTCTTTTTCTAATTCTTTCTGTAAGTAAGCTAAGGCTCTCCAAGCTACCTTTGCTGAATGTCTTTGCCCATCTGTGTCTATTGTACCAGCTTCCATTAAGTGTCTTGATAGTGCATCTAGTTCGTCTGATGATTTAGCTCTATCCCAATGCAGAGGTTTGTCTGGGTGGTGTTGTTGATTACCAGCCCAAGATACTTTTGATACCTCTCTTATTGCATCTGGGAAGTATTTAAGCACTCCACTATATACAGGCATTTGTTTTCTTATGTATGCTGTTTCAGTTCCACTAATGTAATCAATCTTTTTGTTCATCTTTCTTTTCTAATTTTATTTTAATAGCTTCTATCTTTACATATAATTGTGCTACTATGTTTTCTAGTCTAAGTATGCGTTGTATCTGTGTGTGTTTCTTTGGTTTCATAATTCTCCTGTTAAGCAATAGTTATCTAAGTCTGCACCCTCTATAAAGAACTTGTTATATAAGTCAAGTGCTTTCTCTACTTTCTCTTCGCCTCTGTAGTAAAATTCCTCAGAACAATTAAATATGCCTATGTCAAGTGAGCCTTTGTCTAATACTAAAAAAACAAACTCTTTATAGGTTTTACCGAATAGATTGCAGTATAGATAACATTGTACATCATAACCATACTTATTAGCAGAGTAGTGAAAGTCTTTTAGATTAGAAGAACTTGTTTTCAAATCTACTATTCTATTTGTAGCTAATACGTCTGCTTTGCCTCTAAATGGAAAGTCTAATACATTATCTATAGCTGGTATCTCAAACTCTGCTTTAGTAATTAGTTCCTTTGCGTGTTCGTTTCTGTAGAACGCATCTACAAGCCTATCAGCATCACTACGTTCTTTTGCAGTAAATACTCTTGGGTTTTCAGCTTTAGCCTCTCTGAACTTTTTAGTGTTCTTAGATTGTACATCTATAAAGGTTTGTGCTGCAAATACCTCTGGCTCTAATATAGCTGTATGAAATAGCCACCCATCTCTTAATGCCTGACTTTCTCCACTTCCATACTCTAAGCTAAACTTATATGTCTTAGGACTTGACAGAAGCTGTTTAAGGCTACTACTACTAAGAGCTAGGGTGTTTAGTTCTCCATAGTAAAAGTTATCATCTTCCATACGCTTAAGCAGTTCTGCTTTGTCGTAGTATTTATTATCTAATAGTTTTATCTTAGAGTTCATATTGTTTTAGTTCTTCTTTTAGTTTTAGTATCTCTTTATTGTTTTCGTTTCTTACTAGGCTTTCTCTTTTAGTGATTACCTCTACTTCTGTAAGTAACGTATTAGTAAACATACCGATCTCTGTAATAGCTTTTACGCAATTACTTATGTCTTTATTGTTTGGCTTTTGTTTTTGCCATTGTAATAACTTATCTACTAAAAAAGAATACCAAACATTGTAAGATTGTTTTTGTAGCAAATTCATCTTGAAGAACCTATTAAGTAACCAAATACAGCACACATAAAGAAAGCAAAGAATAAACATAATTGTAAAACTACAACTCTTTGTTTTTCTCTTTTTATGTTTTGTGCCTCAAGTTCTTTTTCTGTATAAACTTCTATTCTATTTTTTCTTGTTTTGATATGTAATCCTGTCTTTGTCTTTTTCATTTTATTGTATATTAAATATTACGTCTCTTATATATTGAGCTCTATCAAGTAGTTTAGTTTCTGTTTCTTTAGGTAATCGTCTTACAAGCATATTAGCACTTAACGTACTTTCTATATCTCTAAGTTCTTTGCGTAAGTCTGTTAGTTGTGTTCTCATTTGTTTTTGTTTTACACAAATATAAATAAAAATAATTGTTATAAACAAATTATAAACAAAGTTTTTTTAGTTTACTTCTTAAAATCGTTTAAATTTATTATAGATGCGTGGCTTTCATCTATCAAATAACAAGGCTTTAAAACTTTCTTTTTAGTCCATAGTGTAGTGTCAGGACAATACATATCTTGTTCTTTTAAGTCCTTTAAGTTGTTTAACCAGAACATATAATTACCTTTAGGGTCATTGACAAAGTATAATGCTATCTTTCCAGTTTCTATTAGCTTGTCATACTTGTAAACCTCTAGTAGTTTTTCTTTGTAGTATTTGTTTCTAAACTTCATTTCAATTACTACCTCAGTTCCTTTTGGACTTGTGCCTATAGCATCAAAATGTTCAAAGCTATCTCCTGTATGTGTTAAATCCCAGCCATCTAAGTTAAGCAACATTATAACAGCTTTCTCCCACTTGTGTATGTCTTTAATCATATATCTTATCTATGTCTGCTATCCATTGTACAAGTCGAGCTGGATTGCAAGAACAAGGCTCGTGATATTTATGATTATAATATTTAGAATGTAATTCACACAGCAACTTATATTGATCTTGTGTCAGCTTATGTTTTACATCTGCTTTAAATTGTTTCCACTTATCTTTATCTATTTGTTCCATAAGTCTAAATCTATATCGTTCCAGGAATCTCTTCTTTCATCACACCCACAATCTTCTCCCCAAATCTTTTTGACTACCCACCTTATCCCTGTGTAATATGTTATGTAATATACTATATCTCCTAATTTCATAATTGGTCTTTTATGTGTTTTAATGCGTTTCTATATGTATTATATAAACTATAATAACTTATATTAGTTTCTCTGCTTAGTGATGCTACACTTTGACCAGATGCTACTAAAGTAAATACCTTTTGGTCATACCAACGCATATTGTTTAGTATTGTATCTATTGCTTCTTTGTTTTTTGCATACTCTACCTCATCAATCCCTAAGACATCTATTTGTTTCAATTCTGCATCTATGTCCTCTATGTATGTTTTCATCATTCTTGCCTCTTTCTTGTGCGTGTTGAGGTATATGCCTCTTAGAACCTTATAACAGTAGTAAGTATTTATGTCGTCATTATACCATAAATCTAATCCTTTGCTGACATCTAATGAAATCTGTAAATACATTTCCATCACAATATCTTCAGCATAACTTTTGTTTGTTCCAAAACTTTTGACAATATTTATCCACTCCTTGTGTCTATCGTATGCAAGTTCTACTAATGATTTCATAGTTTTTTAGGTACATAGTATTTTAATGGATCGTATATATCTCCAACCACAAATGGCAAACCAAACTCATTAATACTAAAGCTAAATGTTTCAAAAGGGAAACCTCTTGACCTTTTACACATAACAGTAACCCAGTCTTTATTTACTGTGTTTAACTCTAATTCAATAACAGTTTCCGCCTTTTTTTCAAGGAAGCTACCTAAATGTCCTGTTCCCAGTTTTTGACTACCATAGTTTTGATGCATAACAACCATTATATGTGTGTTGTACATAGTTGATAACTGCATTAACTTAGACACCATTTCATTACAAGTAGGTAAATCATTTACGTCTGCGACTAAATCAGCTGCACCATCTACAAAAACTAAACCAGTTTCTTTACCATTTTCTTTATTTTGTTGTAAAGTCCATTCTAAAAATTGTAACCTTTGTTTATAAGTTAGAGTTCTTAAAGCATATGTTTGATAGCATCCTACGTCTTTAATATTAGCCATCTGCTCAGAACGTCTAAAACAACGAGCTGCGTGAAACTTTCCCTGCTCTGTATCTATATGAATTAAACATTTATTATCTCTATGACCTCTAAGATTACCTCCAAAGTTATTACCATCACTTAGATATACAGATGCAAGTAATGATATAAAAAAACTCTTTTTGCTTTTTGGTGGAGCTGTTACGTAACTTATGTTGCCCAAGCTTGATATTATTGTTGGGTAAGTTTTTTTTCCATTTTTTGTTTCTATTGTTTTTTCTCCATAACTCAAAGCTAATTCTGGATATTCAATATCGATAGAAGTGTCTATTTCACACTCCTCTTTTATGAGTTCCATTAGCATTTTATGAGTTGTTTCTTCTTCTGTCATTGTAGGTTTTGCTTTGTTTTTGTTAAAGGTATAAAAAAAAGGGGGTAAAAAACCCCCTCTTGTAAATTAAAATTAAAATGGT